GTCACTGACTAAAGAGCGGGATGACTTGTCTCAAAGACTCAGGCTTGCATCCATTGAGCGACACCCAGAGTTCCAGAAGCAATATAACTCACGGATAGACACGGCCATCGAGCAGGCTAAGGGCCTAGTCGGGGAAGCCCACGCCGAGAGAGTGGAGAAGCTGCTTCGCATGGACGAGAGCGAGTACCGCTCGAACGCCTTAGAGGACTTGTTCGGGGAGCTCTCCTCAAGCAAGAGCGCAATAATGGGCGCGGTGTTGCAACAAATCGGGGCCGCAAGGAGCGAGAGGGACTTGGCCCTAAGAGACGCCGAGTCAACTTACAGCACCTTAATGGCTAATCAATCCGCCGAGCAGCAGAAGCATGCCGAGCAGTCCAATGAGCTGTTTAACGAGGTGGCCAAGCAGGCCTCCAACCTAGAGGTGTACCAGAGCAGGGACGGTGATGATTCTTGGAACGATTCCGTAGCCCAGAGGGTGGAGCACGCTCGCACTATATTCGCTGGGGACAACACCCCCCAGAGCTTGGCTGAGGCGTCCCTGTGGGCTGCCGCTGGCCCTAAGTACCGAGAGCTCTTAGGCGAATCATTGGAAATAAACCGCAGGCTTCGTGAGCAGATTTCCGGCGTCACTGGCTCAAATCCATCCGTGTCCGGCCAAGCCGAGCAGGATTCCCCCGCTGAAAAAACATTCATGGAGGCGTACAGGGAAATGACTCAGGGCTAACGCAAGAAGTCCCAGCGGTCTCTGTACTCTTCGTAAGAGCAGGCACGCCACTTGTGCGGGTAGCGAGGATGCTTGCCTGCTGGAAAAAAGGTGGTGTGCAGTTGCTTGACCAATTCCACAGGCATTACATAGTAAGCTGGGGCCTCTGGGTAAAACAGAACGCAGACTATTATATCGCACTGCTCCTTTGTGTAGCGGACTTTCTTGGCGTGGCCGTGCGCCATCAGTATCCGGTAAGTCCCGCGTGAGGTAACTGATGATGAGCTTTTGACTTGAACTCGCTTGATGCTGTCCCCTGAGTCGGCAATCAAGTCGTATCCGTCCATGTCGTTGAACGGCCAGCTCACGCTGAATCCGCGCCTCACCATCTCACACGCGACCATTAGCTCAGCCGCCGAGCCCCCGTTCTTGTTCTGTCGTGGGTCTCGGGCTGGCTCGGACTGGCTCATTTTCGCTCTAGTTCAGCCTCAAGCTGGACAATTATGTCTAGAGCGAGAGTGGTGAACTCAGGAGCGTGCTGGACGGCACTTTCAAACTGGGGGTGGTTTATCAGCTCCTCCCCCCTGTCCATCCTCGGGTGGATTGAGCACCCGTTCGATAGCGTCCCGATTACGAGCACGCTTATCAGCCATCCGTTCCACCACTTGCGCTTCATTTATTTTTTTCTCCAGTGCGCCTAGCTGGCTCACCAGAGAACTTATCTGGTCGCACAGCTTAGGCAGGCTCGCTAACCCTTGAAGGGCGGCGAATAAGGGGGACATTAATTGTTCTCCTCTGAGGCAACCTTGATTTTCGTCCGCGCCGAAGTGTACCCCATTGCTGCAAGCAGGGATGCCACTACGCCTACGACCTTGTCCCAAGTTCCTGCCCCAGACTCTGGGTCTGCGAGGCCGGTTGAGACCACAAAGCCAACCAGCACTGCTGCTAAACTTAGCCAGAACTCTGTTGTTTTAACCCCGCGCGGGGACTTCCCTTTACCTTTTGTCGTCGCCATGATTATGCCTTGTCAGTGTTGTTAATGTTTAGATTTATTGAAAGGGCGGGAGCCCCCCAAAGGAGGCCCCCGCTGGTGTTTGACGACTACCGATTAGGTGCGCTTGAACAAGACGACCATGCCGTCTTGAGGGCGTACGGGCCGGAAAGCTGCCATATATTCAGCGTAGTGACGACCCAAGCGTTTTAGCGGGTCGGCTCCACTGTTAGCATTCTCGCAGATGTTATTGCCGCCGAGAACCCACTGCCAATCACCGTTGTAGGAGACTGGGTCGAAGTTCACGCCGCCAGCCCCAGCGGATGGAGCAACCACTTCCGTGGTCATAACGGATGGGTTCAGGACGATTGCCGCCTCGTAGTCAGCCGTCTTCCAAGAGGGGTTCAGCTTGTAGCCGGTTCCCTTGGTGGCAGCCTCGCTGCCAGTCTTGGCGATGTACTGATTCACGCGAGCCCAATTGCTGCCGTCGTGTGAGAAACGAGGCATAGTGGTCTGCGGGATGTGGCGGAAGTTGCCAAGGATTCTTGATGCACCTATGCGCTTCAAGAGGGCGTTGGGCTCACCGTAGCGCAGGTCGCTGCGAAGGTCAGAGTTGTTGGACGCAATCTTATTGCTGAGCTCCATCGAGCAAACCAACGGGAACACTGGGCCTTCCGCTTCGAGCGTAATGAAGCCATTACTGTCACCCTCCGTCGCGCCGTTCTCGATGAGCTCGGTGGCGACGGCGTCTAGGTGCTTCTGCTCAAGGTCAACAGTCGGGACTGCCAGAGCGGTGCTCTCGGTCACGGTTCCGCCTGCTTCGGTCGTAATTGCCGAAGAGGAGCCGCTTCCGGTAACAATGCACTTCTGGGAGATTTCCATGTACTTGTTGACAAGCTGGTTTTCCCAGCTCTTCTTGGAACGCTTACCCAGCTCGTCAACGTATGCGCTCAGAAACGCATCGGGAGAGTGCTGGAAGATAAGGTCAGTTGAGCACAGAATCGGGCCTCTGAGATTGAAGCGCGTAGGGCTGTACTCTTCCTGCTTGTAGCCGAGAGTGGCATCCGTCCAAGTGGGGTGAGCACATGCGCCAGTGTTGTCAGATGTGCCGTCACTTAGCGTGATAGCTGACCACGTTTCCGTGTCATCCAGAGGCTGAGAGTTCTCAATTGTAAACGTGGCTTGAGTCAAGCCGGTGTTAGATGCGTATGAGCTGCGGGGTACTGCGTTGAGCCATACCGAGTTATGTGTTGCAGCGCGGTGAACATCCTTTGCCAAGTTCTTCGACAAAGAGGCCATCGCGTCAAATGCTGTGCAAGCCATTGTAAATCCTTTGTTTAAGGCTTCTTAAAATGGAGAGCTTGAATCCGACGCACCCGCGCACGGACAGGGCTCTCCTGTCGCGTTCGGATGGCCATTGCCGAGTAGGGCCTGCGGTCAGCCACACCGCCGTAGGGCTAAAGTTTTGAACTTTTAGGCGGGTTCAGCCGCAAAACAAATATACAATGCGGCAACGCAGTGTCAACCGGCTGTGACTTTTTTTTAGAAAAGTGGTTGACAATGTGTTACTGTGTGCCACATTAGAGGCGCATGAGGGCAAGCAAGACAGTTACAAGTAATGGGGATGTGCGGTGGGTTCTAAACTCCCGCGTGGGGAACAAGCGTTCCCGCAGGTACTTCAAGACGGAGGGGCTCGCCCTCAAGGCGGCGAAGCAGGGTGAAGCGGAGCTGAAGAAATACGGGCAAGACTTCGCCTCCCTCTCTGGGTCGGAAAGGGCTGAGCTAATGCTGTGTCAGCGGTTATCCAAGGACGCTGGGGTGTCGATGGTTGATGCCATTCGCTCCCATATAGACAGCATTAAGAAGAACGCTGTCTCGCCAATAACCTTGGGTGAAGCAGTTCTCGCCTGCCTTAAAGATAAGCGCAACATGGGGCTGGCCCGACGCTCCATGAACTCATTGAGGTCAACGCTCACAAGACTTTCCTCTCACTTAGGGGAGCACACCCAGCTCTCTGACGTTTCGCGTTCTTCATTGAAGAGCTGGCTTGTCAGCGGCGTGAGCTATGGCGGGGCAGCTTGGAGTAGCTCCACCCGAAACGGGTATATGACTGACATTTCCACCCTTATGAACTGGGCTGTATCCGAGGGGTTTCTGGAGTCCAATCCCATCTTGGGCTTAAAGGACTTCAAGCCCTCGGAAGAGGAGGTGTCAGCCAGCGAAAACAGGGAGAAAATAATAAGCTGCGACGACGTAGTTAGGAGCATTCAAGCAGTGTGGGACAATGACAAAGAGATACTGGCCCACGTTGTGCTGGGCTGGTTTGCTGGGCTCCGGCCCGAAAGGGAGCTTTCGGGGGTATCTTACTCTGACATCACTGACAAGGAGGTTCATGTGCGGAGAAGTTTGGCCAAGACTAGGCAGGACAGATATATCAAGATGACCCCCAACTTGGTTGAGTGGATTGACTTTTGCAGGGCAAACAGCATCCCGCTACCCGCTAAGGGATTTGAGGGCAGGTGGGAGCGTGTGAGGATGGGGATTGGGCTCTGGAAGGATAAGTGGTCGCACGATGGCGTAAGGCACACCTTCGCGTCCAACCATCTGGCAGTGCATGGCGAGGCCGAAACTATAAAGAGCTTGGGCCACGGGAACTTTGACATGTTGTTTAAGCACTACAGAACTCTGGTAAGGGAGTCTGACGGCTTAAAATTTTTTGAAATAAAACCCTCCTCTCCCCTTTTGTTATTGAACACATAGTGATACCCATGCACACTAGGCGGATGACAGGCGAGGAGGCCAGCAGCAACACCAGACCCCATGTCTCTTTAAGGTTACACAAGAGCATGCTGGAGCGGATTGAGAAGATTACAAGGCACAGCGGTATGACTAAGTCTGCCGTAATCGCACACCTAATCGGTGTGGGCATTGGTAGGCTGGAGCGGCAGTATGAGCGGGAAGGCTAATCCAAAGTGGGACTTTGACTTAGCGAGAGGGCTTGAGGGTGAGGGGATTGTGCAGGGGCTGCTTCAAGGAGGCAGCAAGGTGGAAGTCAAGCGTGACTACATAGCCTCAACCAGTGGCAACATTGCCATTGAGTATGACTACCGAGGCAGGCCGAGCGGAATCGCTGTCACGGAGGCTGACTGGTGGGCCATCGTGGTTCACAGGAAAGGGTTTGACGACACAGTAATACTGATTGAAACCAAAAGGTTAAAGGAGTTATGCAGACGACACTACGGGAACAGGATAAAGGGAGGGGACGACCACGCGAGCAAGATGGTGCTAGTTCCGGTTTGCGAGATTTTGAGCTAGGTGTGCCTTCATCACCAGAGGCCGAGTCGGCCTTGATTGGTTGCATCCTGCTCGACAACAGTGTGCTGGACTCAGTCATCCCCCGACTGAGTCCAGCCGCTTTTTACCAGCACAGGAATGGTATCATATACAAAACCATGATGCAGCTTAATGAGGCCGGAACGCCTATTGATATTATTTCAATTCGTGACGAGCTGGACATGGATATAAACATTTTAGGCGGCGTTGCCTATCTTTCTCAATGCCAAAACGAAACACCGTCTGCGCTGAACTGGGAGTCCTACGCGAGAATTGTGGGAGACAAGTACAAGCTCAGGGAGGTTTTGCACCGAACCTACTCCATTCAGAAGATAATCAATGACAGCCAGAGTGACGGTGACGTTCTTGAGGAGATTGAGAAGACTCTGACTGAGCTGACCCTATCGTGCTCTGGCGATGACTTTGTCCCAATGAGGGCTGCCATAAAGAAGGCAGTGAAGGCAATGGAGGCAGCGCACGAGTCGGGCGGCATAGCTGGGGTTCCCACTGGGTTCGCCTCTCTCGACAATCTCACTACGGGGCTAAAAAGCGGGGCCATGATTGTGCTGGCGGCTCGGCCCTCTCTAGGGAAAACGACGCTTGCCATGAACATTGCCACAAATGTTGCGGAGCGCGTCGGCCCTGTCGGGGTGTTTAGCCTTGAGATGAATGACGAGGAGCTGGCGCAGCGGGCTATTTGTTCCAGTGCGTCAACGAACGGGCGGAAGATGATGGCAGGGGAGCTTTCAAGCGGAGACCTAAAGCGGGTGATGAGCTCGCTTACGCGCACATCCAGCCTCCCTGTGTACTTCGAGGCAAAGGGAGGCCTCACCCCTGCTGAGCTGAGGAGCAAGGCTCGCCAGATGAAGGTGAGGCACGGGGTCAAGCTCATCGTTGTGGACTACTTGCAGCTCATGCGGGGGAAGGGTAAGTCAAGGTACGAGCAAGTCACCGAGGTTTCTCAGGCCATCAAGCAAACCGCTATGGAGCTTGGCATCCCAGTGCTCGTCCTGTCCCAGCTTAACCGAGACGCAGACCAAGAGACGCCTAGACTCTCAATGCTGAGGGAAAGCGGAAGCATCGAGCAAGACGCGGACATGGTTTGGATGCTTAACCGGCCAGACAAGTCTTCCAATATCATGGAGCTTATGGTTATGAAGAACCGGCAAGGGCCTACGGCGGTAGTCAAACTTGAGTTCATACCTGAGCATTACAGATTCCAAACACCAAATTTTAACCTTAATCATGGGATGGACTAATGAGCAATACGAAGAGGCCAGACGGAGACTTATGTCTGGTAGTGCAGGGGTTGGGCCACGTTCCGGCGATGAAGAACAAAAAAAGAATCTTCAATGGTCGCCTCATAACGGAACCAAAAACTCAAAAGTGGATGGCATCGTGTGTGAG